GGGGAGGGAGGGGGGCATTGGTGTCCAAGCGACGTTCAAAAAAGCCACCCCCTTTAGATAGATTGCACATTTTACAAAGAGCTTGAAGATTATCTGGATGGTCTGAGCCTTGTAACCTTCTTGGAATTATGTGGTCAACGTGGGTTGCCTTAGCTCCACAAAGCTGGCAGATACCCATATCTCTTTTAAGGATAGCAGCTCTAATCTTTCTCCACTTAGTAGTAGAACCAGAGCTCTTTAAGCTACTCAATGCCAACCCTTACGCTGGAAGTGAGCCCATGCAGCACACGCATCTGGCTCACCATTAGCTAACACTCCATAACGCCTAGACAAGTATTTCAATCCATAGTCTACCTGAGATAGTGGACTCTTATCCTTTATTATGTCGTTCTTTATCTGTGGTATTCCATAAGCTCTTTGCTTACCAGCTAAGTTACCAACAGCGTCATGTCTCCAAGCACTCTCTTTTGAATAGAGCTTATTAAGACAATGAAAATTATGTTTAGTTAATAAGGTTCTTGCATAGTCTTTTGGTGTTAAATCATGTGCATAAGGCGCGTATGCTGGAGCTGCCAAGGCTATAGCTATCCCAATCAGCCCTGCTACCCAGCGAGCTAACCGCAGCGCGGCTCGCTGTGAACGCCTGATGCGTTCTAGCTTTAAGCTGTAGCCTAGCATGTACCACCTCGCATTTGATTAAAACCGCAGGTCAGAAGGCGTGTCTTAGCCGCCTGTTTTATAGAAGCCTTTACCTTTGAATACGATACCCGGAGCTGAATAGATACGATTAGCCAGCGCATTACAGTCATTACAACGTACCAAATCATGTTCCATTGAAAGCTCTAATTCCATCTGGTTATTACATATTGGACAGCGGTATTCATACATTGGCACAGGTTTTACACTCCATTTTTTCAATTATCCATCCACCGCATTGGTTACAACGGATTGGGTTTAGCTCTAAAGGTATTTTATCGTAACCAGCTTCTAGCAATAGCTGAACCAAAGTAGAAAATGGCATTAGTGCCGCATACTCAGACACTTTAGTCGCTTGTCCATTACAGCGTAGGACTACTACCCCAAGTTTCCCACTCTTAGTAGTTCTAGCTCTACTTTGGCGCAGCCACGCTAGCGGTGCGAATTTAGCAACACTTTTAACTTCCACGTCTATAGGTAAGTTAACAATATCGCCAGACGGGTCTGCACCTCTACCTACAGTAGCGTAAGGAAACCACTCCCTCAAATAGTTGCTTACTAAACGCTCTGTAGCTAAACCTCTATTGCGTCGGTGGTTTGCCATTGACCGTCATACATTTCATGCAGCGGACGTAAACCTCATCATCAGCTGTTGGTGTAATAGCTAAAGGTTCATTACACAAATCACAATAAATTGTAATTGGTTCTGGAGCTTCAACCGGTCTATTAGCTGGCAGTATCTCAGCTGTACCATCTGGATGGAAGAAAACTAGATTACCCATCACTTACCTTTCGGCTTTTGTGGACGCCATCCGCCGGAAGGGGATAGCTCGTACCAAATAGTGTCGCATAAACCAGCCCCATTTGGTTGGATGTTAGCCTTGCATTTATACCCTTTATATGGCTTCCCAGTTTTGCTAGATGTGCCTTCTAAGAGCCCCATAACCCCATGCTTACAGCTAGGAGCTTCTTCAACTACCTGAGCCCCAAGCTCTTGAGTCAATAGGTCTAAAGCTGCATCTACAGCCGGTTTTGGTGTTTCTACTGTTTTGATAGTCCAAGGGTCAGACGGATTTTCTAGTTGAATTTTATCTGCCTTGACTCTTTGAACCTTCTCCATCTCTTCCCGGCTTGGAGCGTTTTTATCTGTGCCTATATTGGCATTTTTCATGGCAATTCCGATTGAAGAAGTTTCTCCATTTTCAAGCGCAAAATCCCTGTTGACGCCACGTTCACCAACTAGCTCATGAGCATGACCTGTAGCAAAAGGCTTTTCATCAGTCCAGAGACGATACAAAGAAGCTTTTACAATAAAGCGTTTATCGCTCCAATCTAAAATCTCTGTCTGAATAGAACCATCTGGGTACTTCTCCCAAAATAGCTTGATACGTTCTTTAACGGTTGTGTAATCCTCTAGGTTAAACATTTGGCAGCATTTCCTTTCCATAAACGTACTTCTCAAAGTCTTGAGCCTGTTCAGCGATTGTCCAGACTTCCCCATCAGTCCACTCAGATACTTCAGCTGCACAGTTGCGGCAATAGTTTCTGTTAATACCTTTAGACTTAGGGTTTTGGCTGATTACGGTATAAGAAGCATCCCTAGGGACTGTGCCTACATTTTCAATCAACCGGCGTTCACTTCCCCAGCGTAGCTTGCAATAATCACACCACACGCCATTAGCAGCTTTAGTAACTGTCAAGGTCTGCCCAATCAGTTGTAGCAATTTGTCCAGCGATTGACACGTAGCTTGCGCAGTCAAGGTAGCTGTCCTCATGCTGGTATGACTCTTGTATACGTGAGATTTTGACGAGAGCCATGCAGATTGCGACTTCATGGGGTTCAATATTTCGTTCAAGGTAGGCTGACCATAATTTACTGATACGTAAGTGATTGAGAGCTGGTGTGCCGTATTTGAGCCCACGCTCCCTAATTGTTTCAGCTGCTTCTTTGAGTAGGTCATCAGCTTTCACTTACCCACCTGCTCATAAAACTTTCTAACAGCTTTGCGTCCTTCTAGTTTTCCGTCCTGACGTCCTAGCTGATAGCCCCAATTAAAACTAGCTATCAAAGCAGCGCATACTGCAACTATTTGTAATATGTCATAGCTATTCATTTTGTAATCATCTCCCTTAGTTCTTTGTTAAGTGGTTTTGGTTCAATGTTATGTATTACTTCATATTGGTTGCCGTTACTGTGCATAGATGGAGCTGCAACCACAAAGCCTTTGTGCTTTATGTCCACACCTTCACCTAGTTTTCCGCGATATGAAGCTCCTGCTTCTGCCCGATAGTACAGATGTAGACCGTCACCAGTAGCTACTGTGTACGTGTCTAGCATCCAATTTTCAAACTTGCCACCGTTGCGGTAGTCAATATCTAATACAACTAAACCTGACTGTTGACAGTTAATCCCTATGTTCATTTCAGGGTCTTTATTGAACCAATAGTCAAGTGTTGTAGTGTCATTTGTAGCGTCTAAATGAGCTCGCTTGATTAAATCAAAATATGGTTCTTTGTCATTTGGCATAACTGGCATAACCCACCAGCCTTTTAAGATATAGCTATGAGCTACAGCTTGTCTTTCTGATTTAATTAAAGTCAACATTTTGCTTAAACCTTAATAATTCCAGCAAGCGTCACAAAAGCCTTCGCTTGTTGACTCATCTGTTAAAGCAAATCCGTCTGCGTTCCATAAGTAATGCGTTGAATTAGTGCAACTTACGCATACGTCAGCAAATGTAAGACAGATACCTTGACGTTGAATTGGTGTTACTTTGTTCATTTTCAGAGCTCCCGTTCTGATTGGTTAGGCTAAGTGAACCAGAACCAGAGCCCAAGTCAAGTCAATTTTGATAACGTTTTGATAACGTTTTAAGACCCGTATCTCTTGCCGTAGATGGTGAAAGAGCCGTCCTTATTGACTGGCACAGGGATAGCTGTGACGTTCTTTTGGTTGACTTCTATGATGCCAAAGCCCATCTGCCAATTAGCCGCTCCAGCCTTCAAATAGGACGCTTTGCGCTTGTCCATCAGATTACCTACCTCAAAGCCCCATATAGTCCTGTAATCGCCTCGTATGCCCTCTGAGTAGGCTTGTAGACCCAGCCTGTGCGTATGCCCACACAAAACGGATTTGCCAAATTTCTTAGCTAAGCCAATTGCAGTACCGCCGGGGTTCTGGTTTAAGCTACCTTCATCCCCATGAACCAAGACCCAATCCTTGAGAAACTCAAAAGGCTTTTTGTGAAAGCGAATACCCATACTGTCAAACTCCATAAACTTGGCATAGTCAAGCTCTGGTAATCCGATTAGGGAAGGAGCTCCCCGGAGCAGCGTATGGTAAAGCCTATCCGTATGATTGCTGCGCGTTATATCCATTGGAATACCCCACGCACCACCAAGCTCCCAAAGGATGTTCTGGCAGGTTTTACGGTCTGCATCTAGCTGACCTTCATACTCAAGGTGTGTCCCCTTGGCGTACTTGGATTGACTCTGGAAATCTAGCTCATCACCAACTACCAATACGCGGTCAAATTTCTCACGCTTAACTAAAGCCATGAGCGACTTGACAGCTGCCTCTGAGTGGTAAGGGACTTGAAGGTCACTCACGCAAAGAAATCTTTGTTTCACTTGTATCCCCTTTGGCTTGCCAAATAGATAGAGCCACCGCTTGCTGTGTCGCAGCTGATGGCTATGTTGATTGACTTCTCAATAGCTTGTCTAGCTTCCCACTCACTTTGTATGTCAAGCTCTAAAGCTTTCAGAGCTCCAAGCGCAAATCCACCGCCTGAGCCTGAAACATAAAAAGGTTCTGTAGAGCGTTCCCAGCTGTAATCCTCAAATATCGGATAGATAATCCCATGAACAATTACAAGAAACTCAGAGTCATGGAGAGCTTCTGAGCTATCTTGTTTCATGTCATAACCAGCTTCTAAGAAAGCTTTGCGCATAGCTGGTATAAAAGTCTTAGTCATAAATTTGTCTAAATCGCCGCGTGGCTTTGGTGGTGTCCAGCCGTATTGTAAAATGTTGCAGCCCCGGACTGAACCAGCTCCGGCGATTAAGTAAGCACCGTTTTGAACTATCTTTGGCGTAGCCATTTGTATGGGTCTGCCGCTGTCATCTGTTGACAAGCTATCAGAACCTATAACAGCCCAGCCGTCACCTTGAATTGCCGCAAGTGTAGTCATGCCGCTCTCCCTTTGTCAGAAACTATTGTTTCTCCAAAAGCCTAAGAATTGTGTTCACCACGCCGCGCAATTCGTTAATTTCGTCGCGCATGCTTGAGCCACTATTCGGCTTTAGTTCGTACAGGAAATGCTTTACTAACCAGCGCACCGAGCCAATAAATGAACCAATAACGGTCAGAGCAACAGCTACAACAGCCGCCCAGTCTTGGGGGCTCATTTGCTTCCGCGCCCATATTCCGCTTCTGTCTTGTCTGCCCACTTAGCTAGTGGCGCAGCTAAAGCTCCAATAAGAACTGCATACTCAGGCTTCATGTCTGTAAGCAAAGCAATACCCATTGTAATACCTGATGCAAGTAAAGCTCTTAAATAAGATTTAATAGCTGCAACGTCTTTTGGTGATAACTTAAATGGGTTAGTCATTATTAGCTCCTAGTAGTGGGACGATATGAATCT